CCGGTACTGATCGAGGTCAAAGTCGCTCCCCGCCGGAGCCTTCATGCGGCCCTGGGTGAGGTAGAACCCGCCCACCCCCGTGAAGGTGCGCATGGTCACGAAGCCCGCCTCGTCCAGCCCGGGGGTCAGCGACTCGTCGCGGTACAGCCGGACCACCCCGCGCACCGGCCCGCTGGCGTAGCGGCCCACGTCCTCCTCGATGGGCCGGGCCGCCCGGCGACCGGCATGCACCCAGGCCACCGGGCGCTTGTGAACTCGGCCCGATAGCGGGCTCACCGCGTCGGCGTACCCTGCTCCCACCTGCACCCGCACGCTAGCGAAGTTGGCCCAGGTGGTGCGCAGGGTGTTGTCGGGGTCGTCGGCGGCCTCGAGCAGCGCCCAGATGAAGCGGAAGCTCGCCTCGGCCTCGCCCAGGCGGGCATCCACCCCGGCGGCGATGGTGGGGGTGGCGGCTCCGACCACGTGGACGAAGGCGTAGCGCAAGCTGCCCTCGGCGAAGAGCCCGGTGATCGCGGCGTTGAGTTCGCTGAGGGTGTAGGCCGGAGCGGTGCAGCTTGCGGTGTAGGTGTCGCCCTGGCGGAAGCTCACCCCGGAGGGGCCGTCGCTGAAGGTCAGGGTGACCCCGCTATCGGGGATCACGTAGGTGCCCGAAACCGGGACCGCCAGTACCGGCGAGAAGGTCTTGCCGCCGTCCAGGCTGTGCTGAAAGGTCGCGCCAGCGGCCAGGTTCTCCCCCTCCCCGACGATCTTGACCAGCAGCTCGTAGCTGTCCAGCGGGCTCGAGCCGGTGAGGGCCAAGTCGCCGGTCCCGGTGCCGGTCTTGGTGATGGCCCCGGCCACCCCGGCGGCGCTCTGCTGCACCCGCACGCCGTAGATGGTGCCCGCACCTTGGGCGAAAGCGATGGCGCAGGCTTCGACCAGGGGGCCGCTGCCGAAGGTGTCGGCGGCCCCCTTGGGGCTGGTGAGGGCGATGGGGGTGTTGGTCGGGCCTTGCGAGGCGATCCCCAGCTTGACCTGCACCCCTTCGCCCAGGCTCGGCAGCAAGCCGAGGTTGCCGTCTTGGATCTCGAATTCAATACGGGGTAGCACTAGCGCACCTCCTCTTTCACGGCCCGCTCGAGGCCTTTTTGCAGCTCACCGGGGGTGAGCGGGGTTTCGTCTACCCAGCCGTGCTTCTGCCGGGCCGCAGCCAGCCGCCAGGCGGGGGGACGCTCGCCGGCGGGCAGGGCCTCCAGCAGCTCCCGCAGCGGGCGGCGGGCGGGTTTCTCTTGAGTATCGGCGTCAGCGGATCGCTGGTGCGACTTCACTTCGGGCAGAGCTTTTTCCTTCATGGCAGCACGTCCTTTTCGTCGATGGCAATGCGCTGCACCCGGGCCAAGGCCTCGGGGTCGGGGTTGGACCCGGCCTCGAGCAGCACGGTGAGGTTCAGTTCGTACTTGAGGTGCTTGCTTTTCAGTTCGCTCTCCTCGTCGTTCCAGCCCGAGGGGCGCAGCTCAAGGCTGCTCCCGGCCACCTTGCGCAGGGCGGCGATGGCGCTGTTAAGCAAGACCTCCACCTCGTCAAAATCCCGACCCCAGATGTGCAGCACGAACCCAGCCAGCCGGGTGTAGGGGGGCAGGCTCACCCGGGGGGGCTCATCCACCCGGTCCGGATTGATGGCCCGGTTGTCGGGGTTGGTGAAGGTGTCGGTGTCCGGCACCAACACCAGCCGGGGCGGGGGGGTGTTTTCGGCCAGGAAGCGGCTCCCCAGCCGGAAGGGAACCCCGGCGGGCAGCTCGGCCTTGACCCGTTCGAAAAAGCGTTGCGTCACGGGAACCACCTCCGGAAGCCCCCGGCTTTAGCCGTGGGGTGGTTTACGGGGCCGCTCCTTCCAGGTAGGCCGAAATGGCTTCGGCAAAGGCCCGCTCCCAGCGGGGGGAAAGCTCGGGCTCAGGGATGAAGGGCCGGGCAGGCAGCCGCACCACCTTCACGGTGACGAACTCCTTGCCGAGCTTGAAGCGCAGCGCCTTCTTGCCCTTGGGTCGGATGGTCCCGCCGTACTGGTGGATGCCGGCGTACTTGACGTTGGTGCCGAGCGTGAACCCGTCCGCCTGGAGCGCGTAGCTGAAGCTGCGCCTTAGCCGGGCGGTGTCGGTGAGGGTCTGGCCGGACTGGGCCACGGCCCGCCGGGAGGGTTTCCAGCGGCGGTCCCAGGGGTCTTTGGCGGTGGAGAAGCTCTCATCCACCTCGCCCCGGGCGGCTTCCACCACTGCTCGCACCAGGCCCTTCTTGAACTCCGGCTGGGGCATCCGTCCGAGGAACCGCACCAACCGGTCGAGTTTCTTGAAGTCCCCGCGAACGCTCACGGCTTCCAGGTGGGGGGGATACGGCCCACCGAGGTCACGGGGTCCCACTGCTCGAGGGGGGTGATCCGCAGGGCGGATCGGCGCACGAACCACTGGCCCCGGTTGGCACGGGTGTTCTCCGCGACCCGCCCCTCCCCCAGGTAGATGGCGACGTGCCCCTCCTGGTCGCCCGAGCGGTGGGAGAACAGGATATCCCCTGGTCTGAGGTCGCGCCGCAAGAGGCGAAGGTCGGTGGGGTTCTTGGGATCGAGCGTCTGTTTGCTCACCTCCCAGTTCAGGAGGTCGAAGCCCCGTTCGGCATCCACCGCCCACCTCGAGCGGTCCAGGTCGGCCTTGGTGCTATCCAGGATGCGGCTGTAGAGGAGCCAGCGGTTGGTGCCGTAGACCCGGGCGATGACCTCGAAGACAAAGGCCAGGCAGTAGCCCGGGGTGGTGATGAAGCCGGGCAGCTCTCGCCGAACGGCGGCCTCGGCAACGTGCGCGATGCGGCTCAAACATTCACCTCCGTTCCGCTTCGCCGTTAAAACGGCTTTTGAGGGGGGTGGGGGGTGGAAACGGGCAAGAGCCCAGGGCCGGGCTGCGACCCGCCTTAACGGGGTTTTGGTACGTTCTACCAGCCCTTGAGCTTGCCCCTCCCGAAGAGCTTCCCGGCGGACTCGATCTCGGGGGTCGCGTCCGAGCGGATCGTGCCTCCCTCGGTGGTGGGGCTGGGCGGGATCAGGGTGCCGTCGTCGGCGGGGATGCTCACCTGGCCCTTGGACGCCTTCTCGAGCCACTTCACCGCGTTGGCGTAGCGCTCGACCACGATCTGATCGGCGCTCTCGGGATCAAAGCCGCGCCGGGAGAGGACGTGGTAGCTGGCGATATCCACCGCCAGGCTGCGCAGGAAGCGCGGGGTGGGCCGGATCGGCAGGCTGAAGCGCTGCCCCAGGTAGCTGTCGATCTCGTCGGTGGCCCGCTGCAACGCGTCGTCAATTCGCCCGTAGGCGCGATCGGTCCACTCCCCCACCTCCTCGTCATCCACCGCGTACAGCAGGACGTTCTGCCGGTGGGCCTTGAAGAGGGCCTCCTGGTCGGCGTACATGGGCTACTCCGAAGCTCCGAGTTTGGCCTCGGCCTGGATCTTCTCAACCTCGGCCTTCTTGAACTTCTTGGAGTAAAACTGCACGGCCTGGGCCTGCTGCACGGCCTCCAGGGAGGTGAACCCGGCGGCCTCGAGCCGCTTTTTGTGGGGAAAGCCGCTGGGCAGGGGGGTGCCGGCGGTAGCCCCAGCGGGGGCGGGCAGGTTCTCCGGCTCCGTTTTGCGCGACACCTCGCCCAACACCCTGACGTTCAAGACCGGGTCGGCCTCCAGGCGTTCCAGCTCTTCCTCGCCGACCACGGCCTCGGTGGGGGTGGAGGGCCAGAACCTGCCGCTGCGATAGCGCCCCCTCTCCTGGAGGGAGCGCACCGAGACTTTGACAGCCATAGCTCACCGCCTAACCTTTGGATTTCAGGGCCAGGAAGGGCAGGCCGTACCCGGCGTTGCCCCGGGCGTCCACCCCCCAGACGAACTCGTTGCGCATGAACACGTTCTCAGAGGTGAGTTCGGTCAGCGCGGCGAACTGGGGGGCTTTGCGGTTCTGGAAGACGAAGGGGCGGATCGGACGGCTCACGTCGAGGAGATACCAGTCGTCGGGCTGGTCGGCCAAGTCTTCGATGACCAGCAGCTCGGCGGTGCCCTGCATGGTGTTGGTGCTGTTGTCGATGGTCTCGGCCTCGAGGATGTCCAGGGCAACCCCTTCGAGGTCCGGGGGAACCACCAGCAAATTGGGCCGCACCCGCAGGCTCTTGCCGTCCTCGCCCTTGAACTTCCGCATCGCCGCCCGGGCCGCCTTGTAGTTCGCCGGGGTGAGCGGCAGGGAGAGCAGGTTGGAGTAGGTGCCCATGCTGGGGTCGTTGATGTTGACGGGGTGGTCGGTGTCGAAGAAGCTCTGACCATCCCAGCAGAGGGTGCTCTCGCCTTCTTGCATCAGCTTGGCGAGGAGGTCGTCGGGGTAGAGCCGGGCCTGCTGGCCGATCATGTCTATCGTCGGGTTATAGACCCCCAGGTTGTCGTCCTCGATGTCGTTGCGGTTGACCGACACGGTCAGCTCGAAGTGCTCGTTGGGCAGGTTATAGGAGGCGGCGGCCACGTTCTGGAGGACCCGCTCGCCAACCCACTGGCGCAGGCGGGGCAGCTTGAGCATCCAACCGTAGGTGTTGCCCTTGGTGCTCGAGGGCACCTCGGTGGCAACCCGATTCCACCAGGGCTCGGCGGCCTGATAGGCGGTCTGGTAGCGGGCCTCGAAGGCATCGTTGAGGGCCAGAAGGGCAGCAGTGGTTACACGCATGATTCACACGCTCCTTGCGAAGACGAGAATGCCGCCAATCCAGGCGGCATGTCTCAATAGGTCTCGACCCACACCCCGGCGGCATCCACTTCCAGGACGCGCCCGGCGCGGCTGCGGGTGTTGCCGCCGTTGGTCTTGGCGACGGTGTTCTCGTTGACGGCATAGCAGTCTGCCCCAGCATCGGCCTGGGTGATCTGGTCGGCAGCGGCGGAGTTGTTCCAGCGGAAGCAGCCCCGCTTGACCCGCACCCGCTTGTCTCCGTTGGCCCCGCCGGTGTTGTCCACCGTCTCCTCGGCGCGGCCCACCGCGATCACCCCGGCGGCGGCCAGGCCCTGCCGGGCGTAGCCGCCCTGGAGGACCACCAGGTTGCCCGCTTCGATCTTCACGTTGGCAGCCACCGGCCAATCGTGAAACTCCACGATCGGACCGTCGCCGCGTTGGGGAGTGTTGCGCTCGGCCATTATTCGGCTCCTTCCTGCCGCTCGAGGCGGCGCTTACGGCTGGCCAGGAACGCCTCGCGGGAGACGCCCAACTGGGCCATCACCAAAGCCTCGACCGATCCCACCTCGCCCTCCCCACCCTCGCGGGTGCGGGGGGTAACGATCTGCGTGGGCACCACCGGGGCAGCGCTGGCGAAGTAGGCCCTGACCCCCTTGGGGTCTTCCTTGGCCTTAGCGACCCAGAAGGCCTTCTGCGAGGCCAGGAGCTTCCCAGCGCTGAGCGCCTCCTCTACGATCTCCTCAGCGGTGGACTCGGCCTGACCCTGCTCGAGCTGGGCGATGCGGGCCTGGAGTTCGGCCACCGTGGGGGCGAGCTGGGCACTCGCGGCCAGGGCCATCGCCTGACCCCGGGCCTCGTCGCTTTCGAGGTCGGCCTGGATGCCTGCCGCCTTGATCACCGCCTCGGCGCTCGCCAGGCGAGCCCGAGTCTTGTTGAGGGCATTCACCACTTCTTCTTCGGTCGCCGTCTCCGGCAACCCCAGCAGCTTCCTGAGTTTCTCCAGCATTGCGCTCTCCTTGTTGGCCGATGCGATGAGTGGGCGGGCTCCCACCGTCGCGGGCTCGTTGGTCAGGGCCAGCTTGTCCAGCTCCCGGATGTGGTTCTCTTCATCGAAGAACACCGGGCTCCAGAAGCGGTACTCGCCGTTTTGCAGCATCTCGGCGGCGCGGGGCGTCCAGCGCACGTTCACCGCCCACAACCCGTCGTCGCGGGCCTCCACACTGAACCAACCTGCCGCCGGGATCGGGCCGTTGTCCACCGGCATCTCGGTGCGGTGGTCGTAATCGATGGGCAGTTCGTTGGAAACCTGCCGCAGCTTCGCCCGCCGCACCACCTCCTGGGCATCCTCCGGGGTGAAGAGCAGGTCCAGCTTCAGACCGTCGTCCCACTCGAAGCGCACCACGCCGTACGGCCAGATACGGAACTCCGAAGGGGGCAGCCCCTGGAAGGCGATCACGGTGCCAAAACGCTTCACGGCCCACCTCCCCAGGTCAACCCGAACAGGACACGGAACCCCCACCCCGCCTCGCCGCCTCGCCAAGGCGGGACGAGAGGGCGAGCCACCTCCGCCGCCCCCCACCAGCCCTGCGCCCGGTAAAGGATGCCCAGGTACGGGGTGAACTCCGGGCCGGGGTAGCGCAGTTCCATCCCGGCGTAAGACTCCACCGGACCGATGGTGTAGAGGCTTTGATCGGCGTAACAAAAAAGCCGGGTGGAGGTCCCGAATTCCACCCGGCAAGCGGCACGGCCCCCGGCCAGGGCGCTAGAACTTGGCCCGATCAAAGCCAACGTCAGGCACAGGCCCTGAACCCAGCGGCGCACGCGATGCACCCCCTCCCCGCAGCTTCTTGAGCGTGTCGGCCAGGCCCGATGCGGTGAGGGCGGCGAAAACCCCGAATTGAACCCAGTTCGTTTGCAGGTAACCTTGCGCGTGTCCCCAGAACGCGAGGGTAAGGCTGAGCAAAAAGCTCGCCAGGATCACCCATCTCCCATCCAGGCCGGTCCACAGATTGGCCCGGATGAAGTTGATGAGGAACATCACGATCACCCCCATCGAACCGGGCTCGACGAACCAGTCCACCGGGTTCAGACTCGGAACCGGGGTGGGAAGCGCCTGGGGAACTGCGGGCGCGGCCAGTGGGGCCCCCTGAAGGGCGAGAAAAGCCGAAGCCCGGGTCTGCACCGTGGGCTCCGGGGCGGCCAAGGCGGGGGGCGCGGCAAAGGTAGCCAGCGCCGTTACGGCCAGGGCCAAGATCCCGATTTTTCGCAGCATGTTGCCCTCCTCCTCCGGCAAATGCCACGACGAAAACGCCCGGCGGTCTGCCGGGCGCACGGTGTGAATTGCCGAAGTTATCTAGAGTGTACTTTAAGCCGCCGCGCAAGTGGAACGGCGGCAAAGGCCGTGGTAGAATTCTCGTAAATCGGCGGGGTGGGCCTGGAATCCCGAAACCCCGTGGGAAGCGCCGGGTTGCCAGGAGCCCGGCGACAGCTATTTCGGCCACAGCAAGAAGCCTACCCGTTGCCGGTTGAGCTGGCGCTCGCGAGCTCGGATCATGGTCAGTGCCGTCCATGCGGCTCCCTTCTGCTGCTCCACCACGAGCAGGATGGGGGCGTCGGTCTCATCTTGGCGGTAGAGCTTAAGGTAGCGCTTGCGGAAAGCGATGCGTCCCCGGTCATTGCGCATAGGCAACAGCCAAATTTCGCTGGGATGTTCCACCACGTCGGGGAGCAGGTTCAAAAAACGTTCCCGCCGGTCCGGACTGCCCGGCTGGAGATGCTCGACCAGCACCCGAGCATCGAGGATGACCCCAGCCCCGGTAGGGTCCACGCTGATGCGCTCGAGCCCACCCCAATCCTTAGCCAGTAGGGCCAGGAAGGTCTCCTGGCCGACATCAGCAATGGCCGGAAGGCTACGGAAGCCCTCCGGCAGCGGGCTGAGCGGAAGCGCCTCGGGTCGCCCGTAATCTGCCGGACCCGGAGGATCACCGAGCAGCGCTGCCTCCCAGCGCGGACTGGCGGCGCTGCTCGCCACCCCTTGCGCCCATGCGTAGCCCCATTCCTCCGGACGAGGCCGCGAGCCGAAACCTGGGTCGGCCACCGCCGGCGGGGCTGCATCGGCCACCCCTCGACGCTCGGCATCCGCACGGGTCAGGCTGCGCACCCCCGAGCGGCAGCCGTAGTGGCGGGGCGGGTAGTTGCGGTCCCAGAACGGGTGAGTGGCGGGGAGCACCAGCCCGTTAAGGCCCCGGCATCCCTCGCTGGTCCTCGAGTCCAGGACGGCGTCGAACATCCAGAACGGCCTGCCTCTGAGCACATCCGGGTCGCTGAGCTGATGGTAGCGCCCGGCGGCATAGGCCGAGAGGATGTTGGTCTGGAAAATGATCTTCAGGCGATGGCTGCTCTCCCCCAGCCAGGCCGCCTCCAGGCGTGGAAGGACCGACCGCCGCCACTCCTCGTAGGGGGTGCCGTGTTCAAGGGCCTGAGCCAGGCTCTCCCAAAGGGCGGCGAGCACCTCGGTCTGAGCCATCCCGGCGACTGTAAACGCCCGCCGCCGGGCCTCCTCGGTCAGTTGTCGAAACTCCGCTTCGCTCAGGATCACTTTTTGCCGAAACCAGGCCACCGCCTCTTCGAACCGCAGGGGTTGCGGCGATACCCGCCAGGCCATCAGAGATCCTCCCGCACTGCTGCTTGCCCCGCCAGGTCAGCCAGGACCAGGGCATTCTCAAGCAACCCCGCGAAGGACGTAGGGTCGAGTCCGGGGAAGCGCTCGGCCAATAGATGGCGCAGTTCATCGTAGTCGCGGGCCAGGCCCACCGCGTCGAGGATCATCCCCAGGCTATCCCGCAATACGCCCGCCCCTTCCCGGCGGAAGCCGTCCTCTAGGGCGTCCACGTAGAGCTGCCCGTTGAGGAAGCCGCTGGCCTGGTCGCCCGAGGCGAGGCGAGGGATGCGGCTCGCCGATCGGACCGGTTGACGCAGTCCCGGCGCCAGAGGGGTGGGGTCTGCGCCCAGCACCTCTTCTCCCTCCTGGGGCACCGGGATGCCGAACTTGCTGTAGGCCCAACTCGCCGGGATGCGCAGCCCCGCCTCCTTGAGGGTCTTCACGGTATTGGCGGCCTTCTGCTGGTCTTCCGGCTCGGTGACGAGGGCGGTGTACTTGGGGGCCAGTTCGGCGTTGCCAAAGTTGAAGTGCACGAACGGGATGAAGAGGTCACGCCGGATGGTCTTGGCGAGGGCCTTCACGTCAGCCTTCAGCAGGTCAATGCGCACGTCGTTGAGGGTGCTGACCATCGCGTTCGATCCGCCCTCGCCGCTGAAGCTGGTCATGGCCGTGCCCAGCACTGCGGTGCTCATCTCCCGCTCGCAGAGTTCCACCATGCGCTGATACGCGTCGCTCGAGCCCTGCTTCTGGGCCTCGATGATGTCGATCTCGGTGCTGCGGCTGATGACCCCGTAGGTCTCCGCCGCGATGGACAGCACGGCCCGCATCAAAGCGCGCTTGCCCTCGGCGTCGGAAGGGTCGTATTTGCCGATGATCATCGGGCGACCGAAGGTCTCCAAGAAGGAAACCCAGTCCTTGATCGAGTAGTTTTTGAACAGGTACAGCCAACTGAGGCCCCGCAATAACCCGGCCCGCACCGGGCTTCCCGACTTGGCCCGGTAACGGTGCACGATGGCCGCCCCATAGGGGATAGGCTGCTCGCCGGTGTCGGTGCGAAGCAGGAAGTCTTTCTTCTCCCGGTCGTACTTGAGGTCGCGCGGATGAATCCACTCGGCCTCGACCAGGTGGTAGATCTCGCCCTGGTACTTCCAGGCCAGGCCGATCACGGAAACGCCCTTGGCGATGGCATCGAGCGCGTCGAGCATGATGCCCTCGATGTCGATATCCGTCAGCCAGGCGTTCACCTCGTCGGCCAGGCGCTTGGCGGTGGGCGAGTCGTCGAAAGGCTGCACCTCCCAGGGCAGCCCCAGCGCCGCGTTCTTGCGGGTCTGGAGCTGCGAGGAGAGAAAGGAGTCTTTCTCCTCGATTTCCTCGAAGAGTTCCATCTGGCGGGTGAGGTCGCCCTCTTCGGCCTCCCGCAGGATCTGCGCCAGGCGCTCGGGCTCGAGCCCCTCGCTCACCCGGCTCGAGGGCCGGGTGAAGCGGAACGACCCCGGAATCTCCGGGGGTTTGTTCGAGAAGGGTTTGCCGTCCGGGCCGAGAATCGTTGCCATCGTACCTCCTAGTTCAGTAGGTCCCCCTGCGTTTGAAGCGGGGACCAGCGCCCAGTTGCTCGTGCTCCACCGGGCCGGAGAGGTTCCCGGCGGCGTGGACGGCCAAGGCCGCCCCCCAGTAGCGGTCGGCGTGCCCGTTCTCGTCCCGCTCGCCCACGAAGCGCACGTAACCCCCCGCCGTGACCTCCCGCTTGATCTTGTTCACGTCGTTGCGGAAGGCTTCGTGCTCGGGGTTGCGCAAGAGGCGGTCCTCGAGCTTGCGCTTATAGGTCACCGAGAGGTCAACCTTGAGCGCGTTGGAGAAATTCACCGGCTCCACCTTGGCCCCATACCTCTCCTGGGCCTCTTCGGCCAGTTGCATGCCGAGGCCGGTGCTGTCGATGCAGGCGCGGCTCACGAACTCCAGCAGGGCATAGAGGTTTTTGCGCTGAAGGGCGAAGCGCACCCCGTGGAACTTTAGCCACAGCCGGGTCCACAGCACGTCCCCCACCAGCTCGTAGAGCCACATCACGGTGAGGTCTTTATTGCGACCGACATCCACTCCCAGGAAGTGCCGACGGCCCGGTTCGGGCCGGTACTCCCAGGGCAGCCGGTAATCGGCCTCGTGGGCGTCGTTGACCTCTTGGCCCAAGATCACCACCGGGCCGGGAGCCACGGGGCTCTCGTTGGCGTAGATCAGGCTCCACGGGAAGTACGCCTCCTTGTCGTCCTGCGGGTTGCACATGAACTCCTGCTGGTAGGTCTCCTCGTCCCCGGCGATGTTCTTGCACTCCTGGACGAACTCGGCGATCTCGTCCTGGGTCGCCGGGCGGTCGAGGCCCTTGATCTTCTCCACCAAGCCATCCTGGATGGCGTCCTCGATGGTGACGGTGTGCAGACTCCAGCCGTTGCCCTGTTTGGCCTGCTGGACCATCCGGTAGAAGCGGGTGTTTTTTCCGTTGTGCGAGGAGAAAACCCGGATCGGGTAGCCCCACAGCACCGAGGGCGAGGCGGCTTTCCAGAGTTCGTCGGGGTTGTCGTGGAAGGCGAACTCGTCCAGCACCACCTTGCCCCCCTTGGAACGGAACGCCTTGGGGTTGCTGGAGAGGGCGTGGATGCGCTTGCCATTGGAGAACTCCACCACCAGCGCCTTGATGTCGTCCTCTTCATTGATGAGGATCTCGCCCAGGCTGCGGGCGGCCGTGTCGAAGAGCCGGGCCCACTGCTCGACGTAGCGGATGTACTCCCGGGCGGCGGAGAGATCGGCGGAGCTGAACCACACGTCCATCCCGCCCTGAGCCTTGGCTGCGTCGCGCACGTCCTCATAAGCCTGGACGTAGGTCCACCCGATACGGCGGGACTTCTCGGCGATCTTGAGGCGGGAGTCGTCCTTGAGCCAGGCTTCCTGGTAGGGCAAGAAATACGGCTTACGGCTCATCGCTGCAACCCCAGGATCTGCTCCTCGATCTCGCGGATGACCTCCTCCGAGAGGCCGTGGCCCTTGAGCTTCTCGCCTACTTCCTTGGCGGTTTCTTTGTTGAGGAACTGCTCGACTCGGGCGAGCTTGGCCGCCGCGTCCACCGAGCGCACGATCACCTCGAGCACCTTCTCCCCTTTCAGCTCGGAGAAGTCCAGGTCGTTGAGGAGCTTCAAAGCCTTGGTGGCGATCACGTTCACCACCGCGTGCTGCACCGACATCTTCTTGCCGGTGGCGTTGGAGATAGCCTCGATGAGCTTTTCGGTCTCGAGCGCCGCTTGCAAGGCGGGCTGGAGGTGGTGGTTGCGGTGACGGGAGAGGCCTCCCATGCTGGTCTCGAGGCCCTGCCCGGCGCACCACGCCACGATCTCCTCGTACTTGTAGGGCCTGCCCTCGGGGTGCAGTTCGTCGTGCAGGAGCATCCGGTCGATCTCATCCCTGAGGATGTTCATGCAGATCTTGCACCTCGCCTCGCGGGGATAGTAGACGCTCATGTTTACCCCCCGCTGCCGATCCGCCAGTGCGCCAGCACGCCCAGCCCGAAGGAGGCCGTGCTCATAGCCAGCGCCAACCACACCCGGCGTTTGGGGACGCGGGGAACCTGGTCGAGCTTGGCGTGGATGCGAACCAGATGCTCGAGGATCTGCTCTTGGGTGTGGGCAATCTGAAGCACCGCGATGCGGTTACCCTCGAGCTTCTCCTCGAGCTGGTCCATGCGGTCGTGGGCCATCAGGTCCTCCGGGTGACGAAGAACACGCCCCGGTCGAGGTCCGTTCCCTCAACCAGGTCAATGCCCTTGGCTTGCAGCCGGATCGAGACGAAGCCCCCGGTCCCGTCTTTGGCCCAGTCCACGTCGATATAGCCCTTCTCCTCGAGGTAGCGCAGGCTCGAGTGCAGCTCGGCCTCAGCGGGGAGCACCCCGAGCTGTTCCATCGTCGCCACCAGTACCCCCCGGGCCATCAGGTACGGGTCATCGGGGTTGAGGGCCTCGCCCATCGCGGCGGTATACAAGATTTGCAGGATCTGTCCCCGCACGAAGGTCGCCCGGCGGGGGTCGTTTTTTTTGAACATCATCGCTCCTTTCAGGGGATCTTCACGTTCTGCCCCAACAACGCCAGGCCAAGCCCGGCGGCCAGCGCTACCGCTCGCCAGAACCACTCGTTCTGCCACCATGCAGCCTTGGATGGACTCTGCGCCTTCATCCGCTGCACGATCCGCCTCGCCATCAGCTTTTCCCTGGCCTTGCGGATGGCCTCGGCCCGCTCGTCGCCCCGGGCCTCGAGCGCCTCGAGCAGGTGATCGTATAGCTCGTTGTCGAGATCATCCACACCCCACACCTTCCCCCGCCAGCAAGG